GTCATCATCCAAGGAAAGTTTTTGTGATAATCGAAAGAGTAAGAAAAGACCCTTTTTGGGTTGAGCAACTTTTAACGGTTAACAAACTCCGAAAGCTAAATAAAGATAAAATTAAATACATAGATTATTTTGAATTTAAATTCGGAAAGGATTTAAAAAACATAAAATTCGATAAATATCCAGATGTTTAGTTTTAAAGTTGATAAATCGATAATTCAAAGAGCAACAACACTTGTTGAAAACTTTGATTTTGGCAAACGCTCAAAAGCTAATGGAACAAAAGAACAACAAAGAATTGGAATGATCGGAGAGATAATGATCCGGGATTTATTTAAAGTGGATGAAATTGATGGATCGAATGGATTTGATGGGGGGTATGATATAAGCTATGGCCACAAATATATTGATGTAAAAACTATGGGTCGAAATACTGATCCAAAACCTGACTTTGTTAATAATTTTATTGATTTGCAATTAAACCATAAAGCCGATCATTTTATTTTTAATTCATTTAACCAAAAAAATAATATTTTGACCATTTGCGGTTGGATTTCAAAAAACAATTTTATTAAGTTAGCAAACTATTTTCCAAAAGGTTCGATTCGTAAAAGAAGTGATAAAACAGAATTTAAAACCTTTTCTGGATTATATGAATTACAAAACAAATTTTTAAAACAAGCTAATTCACCGAGTGAATTATTAAAACAATTATTATGATTAATGAATTTTTGGAACTTGGGATTGAGGTAAAAAGTAATAATACCGAACAACAAGTTATTTGTCCCAAGTGCAGTCACAAAAGAAAAAAGAAAAACTTAAAACCTCTTTCGATTAACATTGAAAAAGGTCTTTATTGTTGCCATCATTGTGGTTGGTCTGGCAATGTAAAACTTAAACCTAAAAAAGAATATATAAAACCCCTAGATGTCAAAAGCGATATATCACCAAGGATGTTGTCTTGGTTTTCAAAAAGGGGGATATCCGAGGCAACTCTTGTCCATTGGAAAGTTGGTGAATCAACCGAGTTCTTTCCACAAATATCAAAAAACAGAAAAGCCGTTAACTTTAAATATTACAGGGAAAATGAATTAATTAATGTAAAATTTAGAGATGCTGAAAAGAATTTTAAAATGGTATCCAATGCCGAACTTATATTTTATGGCCTTGATAATATCAAAGAAATGGATAAAATTTATATTGTTGAGGGTGAAATGGATGCTTTGTCACTTCATGAGGCCGGGATATATTCAGTTTGTTCCGTTCCTGATGGAGCACCCAATCCTGGCACAAAAAACTTTAACAATAAGTTTTCTTATTTAGATAATTGTTGGGAGTATTTTGAAAACAAAACCGAAATTGTATTATGCACCGACAACGATGATGCCGGATTATCTTTAAGAAATGAATTGGCAAGGAGGTTTGGACAATATCGTTGTAAATACGTTGAATTTAACAAATACAAGGATGCTAATGAGGTTTTGGTAAAAGAGGGGGCCGAGGTATTAAGAAACACAATAAAAGAGGCTAAAAGCTTTCCAATTGAAGGAGTTCTAAATATTTCAGATATTTGGCAAAATGTTTTAAACTTTAATGAAAATGGAATCAAAAACTTTTCTATATCGCTTAACGATTCTTCTAATTACTTCAATGTTGCTTTGGGGGAGTGGTCTGTTGTTACTGGAATACCTAATTCAGGAAAGAGTGATGTCATTGATCAAATCTCTTGTAACCTTGCTTTAAATCAAGATTTTAGGATTGGAATGTTTGCTCCTGAATCTTTTCCTTATGAGGGGCACATAAAACGAATTGCAAATAAATTAAATGAAAAAAATTGTGATAATGAGGCTTTAAATGCAAGTAAAAATTTTATTGAAAATCATTTTTTCTTTGTCAAAATTGACATTGAAAATTTGACTTTAAAGGGCATTTTAGACAATTTTAGGCAACTCGTGTTCCAAAAAGGCATCAATATTTGTGTAATTGATCCTTGGAATATGCTTGATCATTCCGCTCAAAAAGATCATTCTTATGTTGGAAAAATGCTTTCAGAAATAACACAATTTTGTCAACAAACAAACACTCATGTTTTTTTGGTTGCTCACCCAAGAAAAATGGAAATGGAAAATAATATTTATAAAATTCCAACTCCTTATGATATTTCTGGATCAAGTGATTTCTTTAATAAAGCATATAATTGCTTGACTGTTTATCGATCCATCGGAGAAAAAACAATCTATGATTCGGATGCCGTAAAAATTTATGTGCAAAAAGTAAAAAGAAAAGAAAACGGAAAACAAGGAATGTTTATGATCGCTCCAGATTTTAGACAAGGGGGGGTATATAAAAGCGTTAATCCAGACAAACAAAGATTTACTATTGTAAATGATAATATACCCTTTTAAGTATGGTTAATGAAGAACAATTTAGAACCGCATTTTATTGGTGTGTTGCAAGAGATATTTATGTTTGGCCAAAGCAAATTGGAAAAGAGTTTATACTAATTTTTAGTGATAATGGAATTGAAAAAACATCGGGTAAAAAATATTCCAAAGATGAATATGATGACAAGTCAAAAGAATTTTATATTTACCTTTATCGAAAATTTAAAGATGTTCGAAGTTGACATTTTTCCGATTTATGGATTGATTGTTGGTGTTAATTATTCAAATGAGGATATCGAAATGTTGGATGTTGTTGCGGATGATAAAAGACACACAATTCAAATATTTTTATTTTTAATCGGTTTTAATATTCATTTTTTTACTACTCGATAAATTAAAGTTTTCCTAATTTTTTTGGTGAAATTTATTACTAACTTTGCAAAATGAAACAACAAGATTCAACAACTATAAAAAAGAGAGCCATGATTGAGGCCTTGGAAAAATCCTTGGGGGTAGTTACAACGGCGGCAAAAATGGTTGGAATTGAAAGGACAACACACTACAAGTGGATGCAAGTTGACAAGGATTACAAAGAGAAAGTTGATGATGTTCAAAATGTTGTTTTGGATTTTGCTGAATCGGCTTTACACCAAATGGTTCAAGATCATAATCCCGCCGCAACTCTTTTTCTTTTAAAAACAAAAGGGAAAAAGCGTGGCTATATTGAAAGACAAGAAATCGAACATTCAAGCAATGTTGAAACAGATGTAACTTTTGAAGTCCACAAGAGAAAAAAAGATTCTTAAAACGAACATTCAATTTGAGCAACTACTTAATTGTAAAAGTCGCTTTGCTATATTACAAGGCGGGACACGTAGCGGGAAAACTTATGCCGTTTGTCAATATTTGATTTATTTATTAAGAACATCAAAAAAGCCATTGACAATTTCCATAATTAGGAAAACCCTCCCGGCTCTCAAAGGATCGGTGCAAAGGGATTTTATTTCTTTATTGGAGGAAACTGGGATGTATTACGCCGGGATTCATAATAAGGCCGAAAACACTTTTAGATATAATAATCACCTTGTTGAATTATTGTCAGTTGATGACAGTCAAAAAATTCGTGGTCGCAAGAGAAACATTGCTTTTTTAAATGAGGCCAATGAATTAACACAAGAGGATTATCGCCAAATCAATATGCGATGTACTGATAAAATGATTTTGGATTTTAATCCATCCGAAGTAACGCATTGGATTTATGATGAAGTAATCCCCAGACATGATGCCGAAACTTGGATTACAACTTACAAAGACAATTTGTTTTTGTCTGATGATTTGGTTTATGAAATCGAGAGAATGAAAGATCGTGATCCAGATTATTGGCGTGTTTATGGAATGGGTCAAAAAGCTTTTTATTCAAATAGACAAATATTTCAAAATTGGAATTTTATTGAAAAATCCGAGTTACCAGAATTTGACAATCCGGTCATTGGTATTGACTTTGGATTTTCGGTGGATCAAACGGCGATCTGTTTATTACAAAAATTTAATGAAAAGATTTACATTCAAGAATTGTGTTACAAAACAGGAATGACAAATCAAGATATTGCAGATTTTCTCAAGGCCCGGGGTCATGATGATACACTTTGTTATTATGATTCAGCAGAGCCAAAGTCAGGTGAGGAATTGCGCCGACAAGGTATTATTTGTAAACCGGCAATTAAAGGAGCCGGATCAATAAACGCCGGAATATCACTTTTAAAAGAATATGATATTTTCGTTGACAAGGATTCCAAAAATATTTTTAAAGAATTTCAATCTTACTATTGGCAACAATTAAAAGATGGAACGATTATAAACAAGCCACAAGATAAAAATAATCACATGATGGATTCGATACGATATGCAGTTTATTCTCATTATTCAAAGCGTTCGGATTTCTTTGTAATTTAATTATTACTTTTGTAAATAAATTTTATTAAATTTCATGGCTTCACTTTTAGATCGACTGCAAAGGGTTTTCAAATCATCTCAAAATACAAATATTGATTATAATAAAGCGATTTATAATTATTTAGGTGATTCGATTGTTTGGAATCCCGAGAATGATGATACATATATAAATAAAGGTTATCGATACAATCCAACAATTTATTCGATTGTAAACTTAATCTCAAAGACCGCTCAAACAATCCCTTTTCAGATTTACGAGATCAAAAGCGAAAATGATTTAAAAAGATACAAATCCCTAACATCAAGCGATTTCTCAACTTCAGCATTGTTCAAAGCTGAAAGAATCCAAAAAAATGCTTTGGTTGAATTGTCCGATACTGAATTGCATGAATTGTTGGAAAGACCAAATCCATCGCAATCTTATATATCATGGATTCAAGAAATTATAGCTTACGGTAAACTAACAGGGAATCGATACATTTATGGTATTGGCCCGGAAACAGGAGCAGACAAATCCAAGTTCAAAGAATTGTACGTTTTGCCATCTCAAGTCATGGAGATAAACTCTGGAGGTATTTTTGAGCCGGTGAAATCTTATACCCTTGAATACAACGGAACGGTCAGAATTGATGCAGATTTTATTTGTCACATCAAAGATTTTAATCCTTATTATGATGGAACGGGATCGCACTTGTATGGAATGTCACCTCTAAAGGCCGGACTTCGAGCAATGGACACTAACAATGAGGCAGTTACAACCGGAGTAAAATATTTACAAAATCAAACTGCAAGGGGGGTCTTGATGTCCGATGAGGGAGATTTAACAGAAACCCAAGCAAAAGAACTTAAAAGGAAATTCAAAGACACCTATCAAGGATCAAACAACGCCGGTGATGTTATTATCACGCCGAAAAAATTATCTTGGGTGAACTTTGGACTAAATGCATCCGATCTGTCATTGATTGAACAATACAACGCATCGATAAAAGACATTTGTAATATTTACAATGTTCCGGTGCAACTTTTGAACAATACCGATTCAAGCACTTACAATAATATGAAAGAGGCAAAAAAGGCTTTATATCAAAATGCCGTAATGCCTGAACTTGTAAAAATTAGGGAGGAACTAAACAGATGGCTCACTCCAAGATTCGGAGAAAAACTTTATATTGATTTTGACTTTACATCGATTCCAGAATTGCAAGAGGAAATGGAAAAGGTGGTTGGACAAATGTCCCAAGCTTGGTGGATCACTCCAAATGAAAAACGCGCGGCGATGTCATACGGTATTGAAGAAGATTCAAAACTTGATGATTATTATGTCCCGGCGAATCTCTTGCCAATGTCAGTCGAGGAAATCGATGTTGAGCCGAAAAATATTGATATCGATTACAACGAACTTTTAAAGGCTCAAGTTCCCGGAATGCCAAATACATTCACAACAATTCAAGAGGCCGTAAATAGAGCCAGAGAATTGGGAGGCGATGGATATCATTCTCATGTCCATAACGGAGGAACTGTTTATATGCCTTTCGAAACTCACGAGGAATTTGAGGGAATCATGAGAGGTGACTATTCACAAATTGAATCATCTTATGATGAGGATTCTTATGATTATGATGAGGATGATGATAAAATGATCCACAAACAAAAGCTGACCGGAAAAGTCAAAAAAGCATTGGAAAACAAAGTTGAGGATCACAACGAAAAATACGGAGATAATCCGGCAAAAAGAGCAACATACACAATGTTGGCAAAATCATTTGTCCGGGGAGTTGGCGCATATCGAACTAATCCATCAAGTGTGAGGCCATCAGTTTCAAGCGAAGAACAATGGGCATTTGCAAGAGTGAATGGTTTGTTGTATGCTTTGGCTAATGGTAAATTCAAACGAAAGCCTTATGACACCGATTTACTTCCAGAGGAACACCCATTGTCATCAAAAAAAAACTATACAATTAAAGAATCTTATGATGACTATCCCCAAGCGGCAACAAACAACGCAAGGAGGATGATCGAATGGCGTGAGAAATACGGCCGGGATGTTGTAAAGGGAGGAACCGAGGTCGGTTGGAAAAGAGCATCGATGTTGGCTAAAAGAGAAAAACTTTCGATTGATGTAATTTCACGCATGGCTCAATTTAATAGACATAGAGAAAACGCAAAGATTGATCCCAAGTTTAAGGATGAACCATGGAAAGATCGTGGATTCGTTGCTTGGAATCTTTGGGGTGGAACTCAAGGGGTTGATTGGGCGATCCGAAAGATGAAAAAAATCAGAGGTGAAGAATGACTTTGATAAAAGCCACTAAAGAGGAAACGGCTTGGCAAAAAGATTTTGAAAAAGAACTTGATCGGAGTGAAGAAAAAGAAATCGTTCCGGTAAGGAGATATTTATCCCGGGAATACAATCAAGCAACCGAGGAATATTTACAAAATCAAAATACAAATAATTGGTCGAATCTTTTCAAGGAACATGAGATTGCCGCTATTTATGCGATCCTTTATATGAATATTGGATCAAATTTTTCTAAACTCTACAAAAAAACATATCAAGGCAAATTCCCGAATGAATTTAATACCGATGGATACAATAACATTTGGAGGGAAAAGTTTCGTGAGGCCGGTCTTAAAATATCACAATTCAAAGGCAAGGGAGTTTCTTTGGCATCACAAAAAGAGATAACAAGGATTATTTCCAAACTTCATAAAAGTCCAGAGTTCCAAGCATTAAATGAAAGAGAGGCCGGGAGGATATTGAAATCACAATTTAAAAAATTAGCTGACTACAAGGCAAAAAGAATTGTAAGAACAGAGGCAACAAATGCGGCTAATTTTGCAACACTTCAAACGGCTAATGATATGTATGGAATCAACAACATTCAAAAAACTTGGTTGGCAAGTTTTATTCGGACAAGGGAAACCCATGCGGCGGCAAATGGTCAAAAGGTAAATGGCGATGAAAAATTCAATGTTGGGGGGGAGTATCTTACTCATCCCGGATCTGGAGTTTTAGCTGAAAACAATATCAATTGCCGGTGTACTATTTTAATCGAACCAAAACCTATTCCAGAAATTTAATATCTTTGCAATATGAACACAATACTTTATAAATCAACATTTCTCGGCGAGGTTATTGATGCCGATGAAAAAATGGGAATTGTCAAAGGCTACGGCTCAATTTTTGGGAACGTTGATTCCGATGGCGATATCATAAATAAGGGAGCATATAAAAAGACAATCCAAGAAAACGGATCAAGGGTCAAATATCTTTATCAACATGATATGGACAAACCAATTGGGAAAATGGTTTATCTTGAAGAAGATGACAAAGGATTGGTTTTTGAGGCTCAAGTTCCAAAAACACGACTTGGAATGGATGTGATTGAACTTATGAAAGCCGGTGTAATAACTGAAAATTCCGTTGGCATCTTGCCAATTCAAAAGGGAATGAATGGCCAATACCGGGAATTAAATGAAGTCAAATTGTTTGAAGTGTCAGCCGTTACATTGGCGGCGAATGACCAAGCGATGATTGTTGATGTAAAAGGAAACAATGATCCGGAAAAGATTTACAAGCGATTTGACAACATGGCGAAACTAATTCGCAAGGGGGAAATCTCCGATGAATTAGGTTACGCTTTAGAGGCTGAAATCTATAAATTGAAATCATTATACATCAATGCCACTTTGCCGACTATGGAAGTCACAGAGCCGACAGTTGTAAAAACTGATGACAATGAGATTTATAACTATTTGTATAACCGTTTAAATAAATAATAATGAACGAAGAAATTAAAAATCAATTGGATCAAATTGGTGATCTTGTTGATTCCAAAATCGAAAAAGCGTTCAATTCGGCTCAAGACAATGCAAAGGGAGAGATCGAGGAATCACTCAAAAGTGAAATCTCAAATCTATCAAATGAATTTGTTGCGAAAAATGATGAATTGAACAAAAGAATGGATGAAATGGAAGTGAACGCCAAAAAAACTTTGTCTGGCGTAAACTCAAAATCATTCAAAGGTTCTCTTGATGCCGCTTTCAAAGATGGCGTAATTGATGGAATTGTAAAAGGTAACACAAACGCCGCATCTTTTGAGGTAAAAGCTGACATGACAATGGCGGCTGACTTCACCGGTGTTGTTGCGGATGAAACAGTAGTGGCTCAATTTAAATTTGATCCAAGTCGTAGCGTACACATTAGAAGTTTGATTCCTCAAGGATCAACAAGCGCACAAACAATCCGTTTCCCTAAAGAATCTGGATATTCTGACAATGCGGCGGCTACTGCTCAAGGTTCAACTCTTGGAAACTCTGACTTTGATATCACCGCAACAAGCGTGAATTTAGAGAAAATCGGAACTTACTTGAGATTGACCGAAGAAATGTTGGCGGATACTCCTCAACTTTCATCTTACCTTTCTGCAAGAGTACCAAGCAAAGTTTTATCTGTAGAGGATAATGAAATCATATCTGGTGATGGATCATCTCCAAACCTTGATGGACTTTTAACTGATGGAACTGCATTTACCACATCAAGTGGAGGATTGTTTTATCAGTCAGTAGAATCTGCAAACGAATATGATGTTCTGGTTGCGGCATTGAATCAATTAGCATTGGTAAACTATCAAGCTGACACGATTCTTTTGAACCCAACTGATCTACATAAAATCGTATTGTTGAAATCAACTGCAAATGAGTATTTAAGACAACAAATTTACACTGGTATTCAGCCAACAATCATGGGTATTCCTGTGACAATTAATACTGCAATGCCAAATGGTAAATTCCTTGTTGGTAATCTTGCTCAAGCAACTCAACTGTGGATTAGAGAAAACCTTGCGATCAGCTTTAGCCGTGAGGATTCTACAAACTTTAGAGATGGCTTTGTAACTGTAAAGGCTCAAGAAAGAGTAGCACTTACAAATTACTTGCCAAATGCAATCGTACAAGGTACGTTCTCAACTGCTAAAACGGCACTTGAAACATCTTAATCTGACGATTAGTTTAGTACTTAAAAGGGTGATCATAAGGTTGCCCTTTTTTTATGCTATTATTTTTAAATGAAAAAAAAATTAAAAAAAAGTAAAAAAAGTTTTTGTATTAGAAAAAAAATTGTACTTTTACAAATGTAAAACAATAACATTTAAATCAATAATTATGAAAAATTCGAAAGTACAAAAAAGAAAAATCGGAGTTGGTGGAGGATTCGTCAACCAAGTAATGGGCAACAACTCAACGACCCCGGTCAAAGGACAAGGTGCTACTGTTTTATCTTATTCAGACAGGCACCCCTATGAAGTTTTAGAGGTTTCAAAAGATGGTAATTCTTGTGTGATCAGAGAAATGGATTCAAAACCTTTGTATAATGGAATGACAGAATGTCAAGATTATGAGTACTCAAGTAATCCAAACAAACCCAAAGAAGAATTGGTTTGGAATGAAAAAAAGGGATGTTGGGGAATCATGGGAATCAGAATCGGAGGAAAGCGTAAAACCTTTAGTAAGATTTCAATTGTTTTCGGAATAATGGAAAAATATTGGGACCCTTGTTTCTAAAAAACCCGGGGGCGGCAACGCCCCCATTAAAACAATTATTATGATTTACACAAAAAAAATAATGAAAGGATATTACAAAGTTTTAGATACTACTTTTGGGGATCAAGGTTGGAGAGTAGAAAAAGATGAAAGTTTGGAGGGTGATCTTATTTGGGTGATCAATAACACAAATAGTGAAAAACTAGATGATCTTTTAGAGGAGGGGGTTGATCAACTTTGGGCAACAAAATCGGAGGCTTTGATGGCTTTACAATTATTTATTTAAAAACAACAAGGGGCGGCAACGCCCCCATTAACTTAAATTTAATATTATGGAAAATAAAAACAAAGAATACATTTACATTAAAAATATTTCAGAGAAAGAAAATACTCAAAACATTATTAAGGCCGCTAAAGCTTTCGCCATTCTAATTGGTGCAATGTTTTTGGCAATATATTTATTCGTTGAAATTCTTTTATCTTTGAAAGATCACAATCCCTTAATTGCTTTGGCTGACTTTTTATGGATAAGGTAGAAATTTTAAAACTCATATTAGTATTGACATTTGTTCTATGGGCATTGAGGTTGTTTTTAGTATTCAATGCGTACGTTGATTCTTTTTTTATGAGTATTTTGGCAATAATGATTTATATTTCAGACAATGCAAAACAATGATTCATTTGATTATATTTACAGTATAATCGATAAAAACAAAGATAAAATGAAACCAAGTGATTACTTGTATTTGCTTATGAAAGCAAAAGATATCGAGGATAAAATCAAAAAAATTAAAAACAGAAAAAATGTACATTCCGGATCAAGAACTTGATGACCCAATAGCACACGAGCCTATTTTTGAACAATTTGAATGTTTGGTATGTGAAAAAACTTCCAACTCTGAATTTTGTTCTAACAGTTGTTACGAGGCTTATTTAAGATAGTTTTTCGTTTGATTTAGTTAATTGGAAATTTCCCCCATAATTTTGGGGGATTTTTTTTTGTTAACTTTATTCCATGGATTCTAATGCAATCGGCTATTTGAGTGAATACAAAATAGCAACGGCTTTGATGGAACATGGACATTATGTTTCAATGCCATTAAACAACTCAAGTACATACGACATGATTGCGGAAATAAATGACAACCTTTATAAAATACAAGTGAAAGGCACTATAAAAAAACCTCCTAAAAATAAAAACGGGATTCATATTAATATTTCCAGACATAGAACTTATAGTAAATCCGAGATTGATTTCATTGCAATTTGGGTTGAATATTTCAAAGGATTTTTCTTTATAAGAAATCAAAATCAAACTTCAGTTGTTTTACATCCAGAGGGTAAGTATAAAAAATATTTTAATAACTTTGTGGTCATGTAGGGTTTTTGGTTATCCTTATCATAATAATTGTTTTATTGTTTTGTAAATATTGCGCTATCTAAATGGGTGGCGCAATTTTTTTATCTTTGTAGTAAATTAAAAATTATGAAAATTAAAATTTTAAAAGATGTCTATACTTCAAAAGGTTGGCGATACATTGGCGAGGTTCATGACTTGGATCAAAAAACTTCCAAGCACTATATCCAAAAAGGTATCGGAATTGAGCAAAAAGAGGAAAAAGCCACAAAAGAAACAAAGGAAAACAAAAGCGTAAAAAAAAGAACTACTAAAAAAAAGTAAAAAATGCCAAGCGAAAAAATTGTTTCCACAACGGGGACAGAAATTGTAAGTGTGGCCGATGCCAAAGCTTACATGAGAGTTGATACATCAGATGATGACACCCTCATTGGGACAATGATTGAACAGGCACGAATTTGGTGCGAAAATTATATCGGAAAAGATATTGTTGCCAAATCTCGGCAATATTATCTTGAAGAAGTTAATAATCGCTTTAGTATTCCTTTTAGTCCCTTAAATTCAATTACAAGCGTAACTGTTGAGGGATCATCGGCCGACTATGATACTTATGGTTTATATGATGAAATCATCGAACTTGATCAATTACCGGCCCAAGATATAAAAGTAAGCTATTCGACACTTGGAATGGATAATGGTCTATTGCAACAAGCTATTTTACAACTCGTTTCAACTTATTATGACAATAGAGCCGATTTCATCGTTTTACAGGGCGTTTCTTTTGTCAAAGTACCCACAGAGGTCACCCAGATATTAAATAGCTTTAAAAATATGTTTATTTAATGGATTCGGGCAAATTAAACAATAGGATCATAATCAAACGACAATCAAAATCCGCCGATGGTTTTGGTGGGACAACATCAACCCTTACGACAATTGCAACAATTTGGGCAAGAGTAACCGAGTTGAAAGGTGAGATTCAAAAAACCGATTTTGTTTCTGGGAGATATGTTGAGGTTGAAATTATTGTTCGAAGTAAAACTGCCGATCAATATATTTTAGCAAACGATGTGATTCAAATACAAGGTCAAACGGGCGATTATAAAATCAATAATATTTATGAAAGCCAAGAGGATCAATATGTAAAAATTTCAGCGACTAAATTTGCGTGATGACTAAATTTGAGGCAAACAGGGGGGATATCAATCGGATTTTAGGAAAACTAAATTCCCTTAAAAGATTAGATGCAAAAGTTCTAAATCCTAATTTAAAATATTTTGCAACTGAATCTCAAAATGATATAAAAAGAGATGCCCCGGTTGATACTGGAAACTTGAGGCAAGAGGTTAAAGGTTTTATGGTTGACAATCTAACTGCTCAAGTCGAATCAATTGCACTCGCTGAAAATAATTTTGATTATGCGATGGTTCAGGAATTTGGATCAAGATATCGAAAAGGGAAGCCATATTTTTACCCAAATATTGAAAAGAATTTAAGGGTGATGTTAATGAATATTATCAAAGGAATTAGAAAACAACTTAAAAAATAATGAACGAAATTTTCCATCATTTAAGAAAAAAATTCATTGATGCGCTGACCAATCAAATTACGATATCCGGGTCAACTGTTCCTATCTATAACCGAGTTCCAATTGGATCGGCAACTCCTTTTGTAAAGATATATTCCTATCAAATGGATGAAATTGATCAAAATCAATCTACATTCAATGGTGAATATAAAACAAGGATTGAGGCCATAACCGGTTTCGATGGTGATGATGGGGGTGAGCATCAATTAAATCTTATTGTCGATGCAATACTTCAAATAATTAGAACAAGAACAAACGTTGATTTATCAGCTGATAATTTTAATGTATATACAACCACAATCGAAAGGATTCGATATTTTGAGGATATTGAGGATGATAAAACTTATTTCCGAGCAATTATTGAAATATCCAATCGTATTGAAAAAACAAGCTAATGGATGATTTAAAAATATTCGGAGTTTATAGTTTAAATATCGGGGCATTTGCAATTAGCGTTTCCGATATAAATCCCATAATGCAATTTTTAGTTTTGACCGCAACCCTAACTTTTACCATAATCCAGATCATAAAAATTTTAAAAAAATGAAACTTCCTACAAACGGCGTGGCCAAAGAGATTCGTCACTTTTTCGGAGCGATGATGGTTTTTTTTCTGATTGTTGGAATATTGGCCTATTTAACAAAATATTCCATTCCAGATGAAAACGCTCAAATAATTAACACCTTGATCGGTATGATCGCCGCAAGTTTAACAATGATTATCTCTACAATCACCGGGAGGAATCCGGATGATTTAGAGGCGGCAAAAAAGAAAATCTCAAATCTTGAAACGAAAATTGATCTTTTGGTTAGTCAAAAAGACAACCTCGAGGCAATGGTCATAAAATTACAAGATGATACAATTGATCGATTGCTTTTAAATAAAACTTTAAAATGTGATGACAAATGCGATTTATAAGTAAGTATATTTCATGGAATGAGGCCGTAAAAAGTAAAACGGCAGAAAAACACGAGATCGAAAATTCTCCCAATGAGAATCAAATTCAAGAGATGAAAAAACTGGCCAAGAATGTTTTTGATCCCTTAAGGGTTTGGGCCGGACATCCAATTCGTGTAAATAGTTTTTTTCGTTCACCAGAACTTTGTTTAAAACTTAAATCAAAACCGACAAGCCAACACACAAAAGGTCAGGCCATCGATATTGATTCACTTGGTGAGAAAACAAATTCAGATCTGTTTTATTACATAAAAGAGAATTTAAATTTTGATCAATTAATTTGGGAATTTGGTGATGATGAAAATCCGGATTGGATTCATGTTTCTTTTGTAAATGAAAACTCAAATCGAGGGAACGTTTTAAAAGCAATCAAAAAAAATAAAAAGATAAATTATATATTTTTCTAATTATGTCAAAAAAGCGTTTCAAGGATACGAATGTTGGAAAATTCTTATTGAATAAGATTCCATCAATTGTTGGCAAAATCGCAAATGATACACCCGTTGGAAGTGTTATTGAGGCAATTATTGGTGGCTCGGATATGTCAGAAAATGACAAGCAACTGGCTCTTGAAAAATTACGATTGGAAAGAGCGGAACTTGATGGTATCACTCAAAGATGGGTCGCTGATAGTCGAAGCGGGTATTTCTTGACTTCTAACATTAGGCCTTTGATTCTTTTGTTTATCACTTTGGCAATCATCGGAGGATTTTTTTTTAAATACGATGTCACTCCACTCACAAACCTTGGCGGGATTATTTACACCGCTTATTTTGGAAGTCGTGGGGCCGAGAAAATATTTGGTAATAAATTACATCAATAATGGCAAAAATAATATCTAATTTTATTTTTAAAGCTAAAAAGAAACGACCGGGTGTTCATTCTAAAAATGCGAGTAAAGGACAAAGAGGTTGGAAAAAAAAGTATAAAGGCCAAGGTAAAAGAAAATAAATATGGCAACAAAACAACTTTATAGTGCAAATCATTATCACCGATTAAGTTTTGGTGATTTTGGATTTAGGTTATTAGACGAAGATAATACAACATCAACTCCAAGCGGAGAAAGTTTTTGTACAATTCATTGTTTAAAAGATTCGGTCATTTCAATGACTTCAAATCATGCGACTGGAGATAGTTCAATAACTGATTTGGATTTTAAAGAGGGACATATAATTTACGGAGATTTTTATAATATTTCAATAACTGGTGGAATTGTAATTTGTTATTTACATAGATAATGGCTTTAGGTTCGGGAGGTAATGGAGGTAAAAAATCAAAAATTACTAATAAAATTAGGAGAATTATCAAATTAAGACAAACTCCATTGATTTGGAATCAAACAAACATAGTATGGAACACATTGGAAAGAAATTGGAATCAATAAAATCACTAAATTTGTAAAAATTAAAAAATGGGTAATACACTAACCGGTCAAAGGATAAAAGACACGTATCTCGGATTCATAAAAACGACAGATAATGCCGAGGTAAATGCAACGGGAAAAGAATTAACCGATGGCAACGGAAATGATCTTGATATTTTTATTAATACGGGTGGTCAATTAGGATTCAGTTCAACACCAGATTTCACCGTTGATGCCGGAGGTAATACCGATGCTTTTCGTTTACCCAATGGATCGACTGCTCAACAACCAACTGGCCAAGCCGGAATAATTCGTTACAATACAACGGATTCAAAACTTGAGTATTTTGACACCGGATATAAATTTATTGCATCCGAAAATTATGTTAATACTCAAATAACAAATTTAATTGATTCGGCTCCCGGGACACTTGACACTTTAAATGAAATTGCGGCGGCATTAAATGATGACCCGGATTTCAACACTACAATTACTAATTTAATAAACGGAAAACAAGCAACAATTACCGGAGCGGCAACAACTATCACATCAAGTGATTTGACCGTATCAAGAGCATTGATTTCCAATTCATCTGGAAAGGTGGCCGTTTCATCCGTTACCGATACAGAACTTGGATATGTTTCTGGAGTAACTTCCGATATTCAAACTCAAATAGATTCAAAACAAGCTACCATAACAGGAGCGGCAACGACAATTGATGACACCGATCTTACTGCCTCCAAAGCTTTAATATCAAATTCAAGTGGTAAGGTAGCCGTATCATCTGTTACTGATACAGAATTAGGATATTTATCGGGAGTGACTTCTGCCATACAAACCCAATTCAATAATATCACCGACAACAATACAACTTATACCGTAAGTGCGGTTGATTCTGGCGATAATGCAATAATAAGATTGACCGGATCGGATTCATCGACTGATGATGTCACTCTTGTTGCCGGATCAAATATTACATTGACACCAAGTGGGGATAATAT